TTTTATTGACCCACAAGAGGCAGTAGATAATTTAGCAAATTCAGGTATTGACTCTAACTACACGGCTACTTACTACCCTTGGGTATTAATGAGAGATACGGTTAACAATACACAAATTTACTTACCAGCAACTGCTGAGGTAACGAGAAACTTAGCGTTAACAGACAACATCGCTTATCCTTGGTTCGCAGCTGCGGGTTACACGAGAGGTATTGTAAATGCTGTTAAAGCGAGAATTAAACTGACTCAAGAAAATAGAGATACTCTATATCAAGGTCGTTTAAATCCAATTGCTACCTTCTCTGATGTTGGAACAGTTATTTGGGGTAACAAAACTCTTCAAATTAGACAATCGGCACTTGATAGAATCAACGTAAGAAGATTATTACTTCAAGCTCGTAAATTAATATCTGCTGTTTCTGTTAGATTATTATTCGAACAAAACGATGCTAAAGTAAGACAAGATTTCTTGGATTCTGTTAACCCAATATTAGATTCGATTAGAAGAGATAGAGGTCTTTACGATTTCCGTGTAACTGTTTCGTCTGACGCAGCTGATATAGACAGAAATCAAATGACAGGTAAGATTTACATCAAACCAACCAAATCGTTAGAATTTATAGACATTACGTTCTATATCACTCCAACAGGTGCATCTTTCGAGAATATATAATAAATAAAATTATGACCCATTGTAATAGTGGGTCATAATTAAGCCAAATAACAATTATGTTTAATAAAAAAATTTTAAAAGAAGGTATTGACGACGCAGGAGCTCCTGATGAAAAATACTACGCATTTGATTGGGATGATAACATTGTTACAATGCCAACTAAAATTATTTTAAAAGATGATGAAGGTCGTGAAGTAGGTATGTCTACTGAAGATTTTGCGGATTATAGAACGGAGATTGGTAATCAACCATTCGAGTATAATGACCATACTATTGTTGGTTTTGCGGATGAACCTTTCAGATATTTCCGGGATAAAGGTGATAAACAATTTATTGTTGACGCTATGTTAGCAAAACCAGGTCCTGCTTGGCCTGATTTCGTTGAAGCAATTAATAATGGGTCAATTTTTTCGATTGTTACCGCAAGAGGTCACAACCCTAACGTACTTAAACAAGGTGTTTACAATTATATTGTTTCAAACACAAACGGTATAAATTCTAATGAACTAATTAAGAATTTAGAAAAATATCGTGATTTGGCGGATGAAGAAGAAATATCTAAATCAGAAATGATAAAAGAATATTTAGATATGTGTCGTTTTTATCCGGTGTCTTTTGGTGAGGGTTCAGCAACAAATCCGGAAGAAGGTAAAATTAAAGCTTTAAAAGAATTTGTTCAATATGTTAAAGATGTTTCAAAAAGAATTCAGAAAAAAGCTTTCTTAAAAAACAAAATTAGTAATTATTTTGTACCTAAAGTAGGATTTTCAGATGATGATGTAAGAAATGTGGATGTAGTTAAAAAACATTTTGAGCAAGACCCAGAAAATATTATTAAAACTTATTCAACAGCAGGAGGAATAAAAAAAGAATATTAAATAGTTATAATAAATAAGAACTAGAAAAACTAGTAAATTAAAACTAGTATTAAATAAACTAGACTGGAAGAGAATGATAATAAATTAAATTCTAAAAGTCAACTAAAATATTTTTTAAATAGTGATATTTATTAAATAAAGATAAAATAAATAAAATTAAAAACAAATTGAAATGGCTGATTTATTAATGAAAATGCCCATACCTTACGAACCTAAAAGACAAAATAGGTTTATATTACGTTTTCCTTCAACATTAGGGATTAATGAATGGTTCGTAGAATCGGCAGCAAGACCAAAAATAACAATTAATCCTGTTGCGATTCCATTTTTAAACACTGAAACATATGTTGCCGGTCGTTTTACTTGGGGTACAATAAATGTTAAATTCCGTGACCCAATTGGACCTTCTGCGTCTCAGGCACTTATGGAATGGGTACGTTTATGTGCAGAATCAGTTACCGGACGTATGGGGTATGCTGCGGGTTATAAAAAGAATGTTGACCTTGAGATGTTAGACCCAACGGGTGTAGTTGTTGAGAAATGGATATTAGAAGGAACTTTCTTATCTGATGTTAACTTTGATTCGTTGGCGTATAGTACAGACGCTTTAGCGACAATATCAGCGGTATTACGTATGGATAGATGTATATTAGTTTACTAAAAAATACTTTATATTTAAAATTAAGAATCCACATATCAAAAATATGTGGATTTTTTATTAACTATTGATAAAAAAACATATACGATTATATTTTATAATAAAAACAAATTTATATGGACGAAAGTTTAATTAATGCAGCAACAGAAAATTTCACATTACCACATGACGTGGTATCATTACCGAGTGGTGGAATTTTTTATAAATCTAAGAAAAAATCGGTTAAAGTAGGTTATTTAACGGCATCTGATGAAAATTATTTGATTGGTGCAATGGCTGGTAAAGAAAATATTGTATTTACTTTATTAAGAAATAAATTATATGAACATGATTTACGTCCTGAAGAATTAATGGATGGTGATGTTGAAGCAATTTTAATCTTTTTAAGAAATACTTCTTTTGGTCCGGAATATACAATTAATTTAATTGACCCAAGTACTAGTAAAACTTTTTCACACACTGTTGTCTTGGATGAATTAAATATTAAACAATGTAAACATCAACCTGATGAAAATGGTTTTTTTACTACAACATTACCTAAAACAGGTGTAACAATTAAATTAAGACCTACCACTTTTCATGACACTATTGAGTTGGATAAAATGGTTGAACAATATCCCGTGGGAAGACAAGCGCCAAGAATAACTTGGAAATTACAAAAACAAATTGTTGAGATTGATGGTGATAACGATAGAGGTAAAATAGCGATGTTTGTTGATACTTTACCTATTATGGACTCTAAATACATAAGAACTTTTTTAAGAGAAAATGAACCGTCATTAGACCTTAAAAGAACTGCAACCGCCCCATCAGGAGAATTGGTATCTTACGAGATAACCTTTGGGGTTGAGTTTTTTCGGCCTTTCTTTTAACTATCGACAACTACTAATTGAGGAATATTATTTGATGGCTAAATTTATAAGAACATCATATAGTGACTTCAACGAGATGCCTACTTATGTTAGGAAATTTTTAATAAACAGAATTCTAGAAGATAATACACCAAAGACCTAAATTAAAATATGTCTTTGGTGTATTTATTTATAAAACAAATTTAATATGCAAGATGCAAGTAGTTTAGACGCTAGTGGTCAAAAAGGTAAAGATATTCTTGATTCGTTCGGTAAAGCTTTATTAAGTAATTTTCAAACCGAAGCAGTTGGTAAAGTCGTTGCCGAACTTGATAAAGGGGCTAGTACCCTTTTAAAACAATTTGGTGTTGGTCAAGAAATGGCTCAAACATTAAGAGCCACTATGGCTGATGCGGTTACTGGTGTTAGAACTTTAGGTGGGGATATTGATGCGGTTATTAAAACACAAATGGAGGCTTCAAAAGCTTTACAACGAAACGTAATATTATCTGCGGAAGTAAATAAAGACCTTTATGCAACAGTGAAAGTAACAGGTCAAGAAGTTGGTACGTTAGTATCAGGATTTAAAGATGTTGGAATTGGTGCGGGACGAGTTGCGGGTGAAATGAAAAAAGTTGTTGATATTGCTACTCAGTCAGGTGTAAACGCCGCAGATGTTTCGGCAAAAGTTTTACAAAATATGGATGCCCTAAACAAATATAATTTTGAAGGAGGAGTATCCGGTTTGGCTAAAATGGCTGCTCAAGCGAGTTTATTAAGAATTGATATGAGTCAAACATTGGCGTTTGCGGAAAAAGTATTTGACCCGGAAGGGGCTATTGAAATGGCTGCGGCAATGCAAAGATTAGGTGTTTCTCAAAGTAGTTTACTTGACCCACTTAAAATGATGGATTTAGCTCAAAATGACCCGGCTGAATTACAAAACCAAATTGCTCAAATGAGTAAACAATTTGTTCAATTAGGTAAAGACGGTAATTTTGAAATTATGCCGGGGGCGAAACGTCAAATGAGAGAAATATCCAAAGCGATGGGTATACCTTATGAACAATTGACTAAAATGGCGTTAGGTAGTGCTGAATTAGAGGATAAAATGAGTAAAATTCGTTTTCCTGATTTACCGGGCTTAGATGAAGATAAGCAAAAAATGATAGCCAATATGGCTGAAATGGGTGCTGGAGGTAAATATGAAGTTCAAGTCAAAGATGAACAAACAGGTGAAACTATTACCAAAGCCCTTGACCAATTAAATGAAAAAGATGTTGCAAATCTTGAAAAAATGGCTAATACCGCTCCAAAAACAATGGAGGAATTAGCTGTTAGTCAATTAAGTGTTACAGAAAAAATGGCTGCGGATATTAAATCATTGGCAGACCAAACAGGTTTAGGGGCTGCAAGAACTAAAGCGATGGGTACTGGTATAAATTTTCTTAGAGATACTTCAACCGCAGTTAGAAAAACACTTTCACCAAAAGAGATGAGTACAAAAAATCTTGCGTCATCAATTGACTCAGGTATAGATAAAAATTTAGATGTTCTTAAAAGATTAACAGATGGTGAGATAAGTGCTGGTGAGGCAAGAAAAGAAGTTGGGGAAAATTTAAAAAAATTAGGGTCATTACTTAATTCTGCTTATGAAACCGGAATGAAAAACGCCCAAATCGAATCTGAAAAAATAAAAAATGATTACCCTGTGATTGACCAACTTAAAAAACTTTTATCGGGTGATATAAGTAAGATAGAAAGTAATAAGAAACAGGAAACAAATATTACTCAAACAGAAATTAGTAATGTTAGAAATGCCTCAACAATTCCTACTAATACATCACAAACAGCAACTAATCCATCTACTGATAGACCAATTGAAATAACATTAAATCACAATATAGATTTAAAAACAACAGGTAATGTTGACACTAACCAAATAGTAATGGCTCTTAAAAATACTGACGTTCAACAAGGTATGGTCGGAGCGTTAAAAGAGGCGATGTATAGTAATGGTTTAATGGCTCCAACCGCAAACAAAACACAATTAATGAATAGTAATATTAGTGCGAGTTCATTAGCATAAAATAAAGTACAATCTATTTATAGGTAAATCAGAATATATGGCAGAGAGTTCATTATCATTTGCATCCACGTCTTCCTTTAGAAATTCACTAATGGTTAAAAACTTGGCACCTTACAGTGTTCAGGGAGTATATACCCCACCTGTGAGTCAAGTTAATTATGAAACAATTTTAAGTGTTAGTAACGTCATTGATTCTCCGGGTGAGTTAATTACTAATGGTTCTTATTCAAATCTATTATATCCGTTAAATGAATATGGTCCTGATGGGGGTTATAGTACTCAAATAAATTTCAACGGACCTCCTTTACCTGTCGCTTCAAATCAAGGGGAATACAACCCAAATGACACTGTTTTAGATTTAGTAAATGAGTTTTTCATTGACGCCGCTTATATTCAAAACAGATATGGACCTCAAGGAAGTTTTAATGATTTAGTAATTATTACTGACGTTGAGAATAATAATAAAATTTATCAACCTTATTGGGAGCCACCAAGTTTTGCTCCGTCATCGTATTCACCATATAATATTTTATTATCACCAAATCCTATTGGTAGTAATGGATTATTATCTCAAGATTCATTTATTGCAAGATTCGGAGCGTCAGAGTTAAATTCTTTATTGAAAAAAAGAATTGATGCTGAGTTATTTCAAAATACATTAGGATTAATTAATTTAGAATCTCTACAAGACCCGTTTGAGATTAGTATGATGTTGTCGGGTCAACAACCTTTAGTTTATAAAAATTGGAAGATTACCGTACCTGAAAACCCTGTTGTTGCGGCAGCCGACTTCTTAACAAGATTAGCGGGGGCATATTGGCCTGTTTCATTAATACCTGGTGATTATTTTAACGATAACAACGAAAATAGTCAAACACAACAAACATCAAACGCATTAAACACCGTAAATCAATTAACAGGTGGTTTATTAGGTCCAATATTAAACCTTAATAGAAGTGGTTCACAAATATTCTTGGCAAACACCGGTAACGGACAAAGGTCAGTTTTATTTGCAAATATTAATTATAACAGATATCAACCATCATATGATAAAGATTATGGTTTATTGTTTGGTGTTGCTCAAGGTTTAGTTAACTTATTAGTTCCAAATATTAATCCGGGTAATGGTACGTTAGTTGGTGGTTATTATGTTGGTAATAGAACATCAGAGCCGTCTTATATTACCTCACCCCCAAATCAAATACCTGTTAACGCATTTGGTCAACAAGACCCTTCACCAGTATATGGTCCATCAGAGATGGGTATATTATATGAAGGTAATGAATCAGCTCTTAGTAATTTTGGTTTAGGAGGAAGGTCTTACAGTGACGGTGGAGGTATTGACGGTGGATTTGTTTGGGTATCTCCAAAATATAAAGCCAATGCCGGATTCCGTGCGATACCGGGTGGTGGTTCAGGAACAATCGATGAGGATTATCAATTGGTTAGTGGAAACATTACAAGAGATGAATCGACAAATATTGAGTTCAAAGAAACTTCCATATTAGACCAAACTCAAAGATTAATTGACTCGGCTGATGGTGTTACGGGTGAAGCCCGTTTAAAACACGTTGGTAATGCGATGAATCAAATTAGTAAGGTATTCCACGATGGGTATAAAGAAATTACTAAAGGTTCTCAAGTTTTATCATATACTGATAATACAACAGGAGGTGATGCCGGTATAGAATATTGTAGGGTTTTTACTAAAGATAATCCGTATTATACTTACAATGATTTACAAAAAACAGATGGTATAACTACATCAGGTAGAAGATTTACACATTCTGTTTTAGATAATACATACAATTTAAATATTGTTCCATTAAGAAATCCGGGGTCAACAAACATTATAGCAAATAATGTTAATGGAACGGGGGGATATGCTAAAAAATATATGTTCTCAATTGAGAACTTAGCTTGGAGAACATCAAGTAGACCTGGGTTTACTTATGATGAATTACCTGTTTGTGAGAAAGGTCCAAATGGGGGTAGAGTTATGTGGTTTCCACCTTATGATTTAAAATTTTCAGATAGTAGTACTGCTAATTGGAATGATACTTCATTTTTAGGTAGACCTGAGCCAATCTATACGTATAAAAATACAAGTAGAAGTGGACAATTAAGTTGGAAGATTATTGTGGATAGTCCTTCAGTTATGAATACTATTGTTGAAAAACAATTAAAAGGACAGAGTAAAGAAAGAATTAATTCTATAATCGATTCATTCTTTGCAGGATGTGTTAAGTATGACATTTATGAATTAGCGTTAAAATTTAATACTATACCTACAAAAGATTTATATACATATCAAGAGATTTTAAGTAATCCAAGATTAACGGATGAAGAGTTAAAGAATGTTAGCGCTAACATTCCGAGAGAAAATTCTGTACCTCAAGGAGGTGCGGGAACACCTGCAGATGCTGCGGTTCAAACTGCTAATCCGGACACTTCAATTGATGACTTTAAAAAGAATTATTCTCAATTGGCGTTTTATTTTGATAATGATATTCCTGACCCTAAATCACAGGGGGTTGTATCATCAGTACCTTATGATGTCACATATTCGGCTTATACCGCACCAACAAACATTACAAAATATGTGGATACCGCAAGTGGAATATTTAACGCTGGTAGTGTTAATAGAAATGTAAGAGAATTTTTCGATAATATTGTAATATCAAATTTTAATAAAATTGCTAATAATAGTAGTAATTTTATTGTTGATGCTTATAACATATTAAAAGAAAAAAAGGGGACTATTAGTATACAAATGGTTGGGTCGGCATCTGCGACCGCTAGTGTACCGTATAATACTAATTTATCTAAACGAAGAAATGACTCAGTAATTCAATTTTTAAAAACATATAAAATTGGTGACGCTAATTTAGCTCCATTTTTTGAAGATAAAACATTTCAAATTACATTACAAAGTGGTCAAGGTGAACAAATTGTAATTCCTCAAGGTGAGTCAGGTAGTGGTTCTCAAGTTGATTGTAGTAAAAATATTAAATCAAACACAAATACAACAACTTCAAATAAAGAGGCTGAAGTGTATTCTACAGATGCTATGGCGTGTAGAAGAGTTAAGATTAGTAGTATTTTAGTAACTCCAACAGTAACAACAACCACAACAACCCAAAAAGTTGAAATAGTAACACCTGAAGTTAGTGCAACAACAATTAATACTATTAAACCTGTTCAAACAATTGAAATACAACAAAAATTAAAAGAAGGTATTGGAAAACGTATTATTAGACAGTTATTGACAGAATGTGATTATTTTGATGTTATTAAAGAAAGTAATCCTATTCTATATGGTTCTATTGCGGATAAAATTAGATTTTTTAATCCTGCATTTCACTCTATGACTCCTGAAGGATTAAATGCTCGATTAACTTTCTTAAATCAATGTGTTAGACCTGGTGAAACGATACCTGTTATTGGTGTTGATGGTAAACCAAAATATAACGACGCTGTAAATACTGCCTTTGGGGCACCACCGGTTTTAGTATTAAGGATTGGGGATTTTTATAATGGTAAAATAATTCCAAAAACAATTTCATTTACATATGAACCATTAATATTAGATATGAATCCTGAAGGTATTGGTATTCAACCAATGATTGCAAATGTTAATTTAAGTTTTGATATGATTGGTGGTATGGGATTAGCTAGACCTGTGGAACAACTACAAAATGCGTTATCATTTAATTTCTATGCTAATACTGAAATTTATGATGAAAGAGCGACTTGGACTGAAGATACTTCAGCTTTGGACGCTAAATTAGTTCAGTCAATATTAGATGCACAACCACCGGTTACAGTTAATAATGTTCAAAATGATATTGTTAACGATGGTGGAAATACTATTGGAGACATATTAACAAATATTCCGGTTACTAGTGGTCAAACAGGGGAAATTACCTATATGACTATTATGGATAAAATATTAGATTCAACACAAGAATATTATACAAATATCTTAAATCAAAGTGATAGTATTGTCAAATCTTATAATTATGGTGTTTGGCAATTAATAACACAAGATAGATTATATACTTCCGGAGAAATAAGTTTAAATTCTAGTAGTGTATTGGCACCAATTTACGGTAAACCTGAAGGTGTTGAAACTAAAGTTGATTCGTTATTTAGTACGTTTATCTCAGATATAAATGCTGACAACCCTACTAATAAAAATTATATCATATCAAGATTAGTTGGTTTTAAATTTACAGATGCAACAATTCAAAGAGTTAAGACAAATATGAATCAATATATTAACACGTTAAAAGGTGATTATAGTAGTGGTTTGTTTACTAAAATTCAAGAGATTGTGGTTTTAGAACAAAATATGGTTCAAATAATTAGAAAGATAAATTTAGTAACAACAAAAACTGATGGTAAAATTTTAGATACGGGTGTTCCTCGTGTTTATACTATTTCAGGAACTACTGAAGTTAATAGTGCTAGTCTTGGGTCTCCATTGGATACGTATATAGAATTATGTGATGATTATCGTTTAGTTGGTGTTAGATTAGATGAGTTTAATGTTTTAATGGAAGCTGAAAAAATAATTACAACTGTTACCGTACCGTATGAAGGTCCGGGAGAATTTGAACCAATATCTAAACAATTTGCTACGGCATCTGTTGAGGATAAACGACAATTCATGGTAATGGCGCAAATATTCAATGATAACAATAAATTAACTGAATTTAAAAACGCTATTATTAGTGGAGAATTAAAGAATGATAATAAATTAGTTAGAAAATTTAATAATATTTGTGATGATTTTGCGGATTTAACTAAAAAAGAGTTAGTTGCTGAACAAAAATTTATTAAAACAATTAGGGATAAAGAATCGTATTCAAAATTTGTAAACCAAACCGCTTATCCTAAAGGTAAGTTAAGAAAGTTTACATACACAACAGTTCCTGACCCTGCTACCGAGACACAACAAAAAACGGATATTGCTAATTTATATAAAACTGTTAATGTGAATAACGACCCTTTAACTTTTGATGGTAAAATAAAATTTGATTAATTATGGGTACTAAAGATTATTATAATAGATACAATAATTTTATTGTTAATGGACGACAAACAGTTGTTCCATATGTTACTCTGCCAAGTAAATCCACAGATAAAAGATATATTTTTAAAGTTGCTCAATCTAGATTAGACAAAGTTTCACAACAATATTATGGGACACCTTTTTTTGGTTGGTTAATATTACAAGCAAATCCAATATACGCAGGTCAAGAGTGGAATATCCCTGATGGGGCAATCTTGACAATCCCTTATCCTTTAATTGCTTCATTACAGGATTACAACAATGACCTAGAAAATTACTTCTTTTATTATGGTAGATAAATCGGAAAATATATTAGTTGAGTTTGATTATAATAACATATCAATCATTGACCCAAATAAAGTCATAGATAGTGACGGAAAAGTACAAGAAAGATATGTTAAACAAGAAAATTTAGTGATGTACGCTAATTTAGAGTGTAAAGTATTACCACGTACTAAATTAGCCCTTGGTGTTGCAAATAACGACCAAGTACAAACAGTTTCAATTGCCAGTATTAATTTTTTAAAACCGGGTGATAAAACATTTTTAGACAATTCATATACTGATGAAATAACAGGTAAAGATACGATTACCGGTAATGGTGTGAATCAGCCAAAACTAACCTCTATTTCAAATCCAAATAAGAGTAGTGATTTTTATATTAGACAAACAATTAATTCGGGTGGTAAACAAGCATCTGTTGATAATGGTTTATTAGGTATTACTTCTATTAATATTAGACAAGGTTTAGATTTTTTACCTTCAATCACCATTGAATTAGAAGATGTTAAAGGTAGAGCGATGTTTGAGGCGGGTGATAATTCACCATATGCGGCATTTTTTAATTTACCTTATCCAATGTTCCAATTAACTATAAAAGGATTTTATGGTAAGGCTGTTAAATTACAATTAATGTTACAAACGTTTTCATCAAGATATGATACGTCTAATGGTAATTTTAAAATCAAACTACATTTTTACACATACAAATATACATTATTGAGTGAAGTACCTATGGCGGCGTTGACGGCTGTTCCACATATGTACCAATCTAGAGTTAATATACAAACTACTAAAGGTGGGGCTACCAACTTTTCAAATGTTCAGGACTCAATAGTATCAAGAGGTTATCAAAAAGTTAGAGAGTTATATAGTGAATATAAATCAAAAGGAATGATACCTGATGATTTTCCGGAAATAACCGTTGTTCAAATGAGAGATAGAATTGAAAATTTTATTAAAAACATTCTAACATCTTTTTCTCAACAAAATTTAGACCCATTAACTTACGTTGAGGAGTATCAACGATTATTAGGTAATTTGGATAAAGATGTTTATGTTGGGGCGGGAACTTCTTGGTTTTCCAAATATATGGATACTGAGAATTATTTGGTTATGAAAGGGGTTAATGGTCTTACTGAGGGTAGTAAAGTTTATACATTTAAACGTGAAATAGACACTCAAACAAAACGAACTGCGGCATTAAGTGAACTACAAGGTATTATTAGTAAGGCAAAAGAAAAAATGGATGAGAATCCTGTTTGTGGTGTGGATGGTAAATACACAATTGATGGTAAAACAAATACTAGTTCAAAATCAACATTTAAAATTACAACAGATATTTTTCCTGTTGAACCAAAATATGGGGATGTAAATGTTTTAGAAACATATCGACAACGAAAAAAATTATCAACAACACCAAATGCTGAACAACTTAAACAATTTGATAATGAATTGGCGGAACAAGGGGTTTTTAATTCTTTAGTAATAGTAAATAAAAAAGGTTCGGAAGAAAAAAAATTTCAATATTATATATTTGAAGGGGTTGGTCGATTTGAAGATTTAATCAATCAAATGGGTACTAATGTAAAAAAAGCTAAAGAAAATATTCAAGAAGCTTTAACAGAAGCTTTAACTAATTTATTACAAAAGAAAGATAATGGTATTGGGTTTGTTCCAAATATCCGAAATGTACTTGCGGTTATTTTTGCAAATGGAGAGGCGTTTTTAAGATTGATGGACGATGTTCACGTTCAAGCTTGGAATTTAAATGACACACAAATTAAAGCTAGAAGGAATTCTATTTTAAATCCTGAAACTGCAACTGCTTGTGTGGATAACGTATCTTCAGGAGATAATGAAACATTACCAATATACCCGTGGCCACAAATGTTAGTTGCAACATCAGGTAAGGATGGGCGTGAAATGTTTGAATTAACTTATCCTGGTGATAAAAACGTAATAAATCAAACGAAGGCGTATCAAACAGATTTATGGCCTGAAGTAGAATTTGTGGAAGAATTTATTAGGGCAACAACTCAAACGGTAAAACCACCTGCAGACCCGTTAACAACTGAAAATCCCTTAACGGATATTCAACGAGTATCATTGGACGCTATTGAATTTCCAATTAGTAATGCTGTTTATGACAATAAGGAAGAAATAAAATATTTTTATGAAATATTTGAAAGAATATTTTTAACATCAAATTATTCAGGTTTATTAAGAAGTAATGGTAATACCCAAGACCAAGATAAAGTTACGGATGTTATTGCTGAGGCGGAAAGTATTAATATTATTCAAAGTTTATCTAACGATAACCCTTTTATTATTAAAAAATTAAAAGAGTTTGGGATTAATGCGGGTAATTTTGAGGTATTAATGAGACACATATCTAATGACGGTACGGGTGAAAGTTGGCAAAATTTTATAAGAGGTATTTTTAATACTTCTTACATTAAAAATAAAGTTAATAATTCTAGTTATGAATTTTTAAGTCAAAACTTGTTGAACGAAAATAAATCCCAACCATTAGTTTCCCTACCGGGTGAAAATAATGTTGTTAATTTTATCTCAAATTCAACCTCAAGTAATATTTTTAATTTAACTGATACATACCCATTTACAAATTTTCCTTGGGTTAAAAATGAATTGGCAAATGGGAATTCGATTTCGGATATCAAATCATCATATAACACAACAAAAGTATTAACGTATAATACTAATAAAAAAATTATATCTAATTTTTTAGATATAACTAATAATAATGATAGAAGACCGTTTACTAATTTTTTATTTAATGAAATTAAATCACCAATTTATTTCTTTGATTTAAAATTATTTTATGAAAATAGAAGTTTTGATAAACAATTACCAACAGAAGGTAATTTAAGATATAATGACTATTCAGGGTTAGTTACGAGTAATCAAACCGTTTCAATGTTTAACACACCATATTTTGTTAATTCAATCCAACAAGGTGTTAAAAATTTTAGAAATAACGATGAATATCCATTTGTTGCTTCAGCATATTTGTTTTTAAATAGTTTGCCTTTATCTACACTTAGAGAAAAATATAAAACTTATTCGTCTAATTCGGCAACTGATTTAGATTATATTTTTGCAACACTTAAGAAATTTGGTGCGGTTCATAAGTTACCATATGCTTGGATATTAAAAATTGGTTCTGTTTGGAATAGATATAAAAATTTTGTTGAAACAGGTAAAGATATTTTAGACACGTCATGGTCAGGTTTTAGTTATGTTCATAATTATGACCCGGTAACCAATTCACCAAGTAAAAATTATAATTTAATAATTAATGGGGCTCAGATGGATATTGTGTTAGAAAAAAACACAACATTAGGTGTTGAAACATCTTCATTAATTAATACAGGTTTTTACCCATTATTAATTAATGACTTTAATGTATTTTATCAAGGTTTCCAAATATATTCAGGTTACACCGATACAGATATTCAAAATGGATTTACTTCAGGGGTTACATTAAATTACGTACCTGAAGCAATTATTAATATGCCTGAAGGGTTTGACCCAAATAATCCAAAAAGAGATTTAAGAGTTATTCCTTGGTCAGTTTATATTACAACATTGGACCAAACTTCTTCATTTATTGTCCCATCTCAAGGTGCGTTAATAAATCAAACAAGTAATGAATGTATTACTGAAGAAACTAATCAACTAAAATATGAGATTACCGGTAATACCGCAATGTATAATGGTTCGGTTAGAATGTTTTGGTCAGCACCTAACTATGGGTATTTTGATATAGATAAAGTTGTTAAACCAACACCAATAAAATACTTAAAACAAGTATTCAACATTACAGGTGATACCAAACAAGAGAATTTCTCAATTAACGGTAAACAAGACCAATACACTGAAATAAGTGAAATATTCTCAGTATTTGAAACAGAGGTTTTAGATAGTTTTGAAACAGAATTTTTAAATTTTTCAAAATCAATATATGATTTTGATGATGAGTTTATTTCAAATAGTGATAGCGAAACAACTAAATCGTTTAAAAACTTTCAAATGTTAATGAGAAGTTTGATGAGGATTCCAAAAGTGGGGGGGACAAACATTAATACAGAATTAGTTTCTGCGGTTTCGGATTCGCAGTTGAACGTTTTAACTAATATTTTACAGTCATTTTTAAATTATGACGTTGTGTTCAAATATGGTAATCCGGCAAACTTTGATAAAAGATTATTTTATACTTTTTCAAATGCGTTAATTGCTGACCCATATACTTGGAGTAAATATTCGTTCCAAACACCAATTCCATTACCAACATCAGGGGGTACGGTAACATTATCACAATCAATTACAAATTACCCAAATGAATGGAGAGCGTTACAATTATATGTTGGTTTTTCGGAGATACCTCAATTACAATATACAAATGATGGTTCATACATTACAGATTTTTTTGTTGATTGTAATATAGATTTTAGTGTTGAAAATATAAAAACATTCGCACCTATTATTAAAATTTATGCGACTCAAAAATTAAATGATGATACTCTGAATTATAATAAGTTTGTTAATTTAATGAATGATTATATTGCAAGTACGGATAAATTCCAAAGTATTATTATTAATAAATTAATGCCTAAATTACAAAAACAATTACCGGATGTTGGTAGTACACCAGATACTGCACTTGCGACGGCATTAGAAGGTCCTCAAACAAAATTAGAATATTGGGAGGCGTTTAAAGCGTTAAACGATAAATGGATATCAGGTAATGACTTTAAAACTAAAACACTTTTTGAAGATGTTTTATTAATGGATAGAGCGAACAGAAACATTGGGGATAAAGTATTAGTTGATGTTAATAAATTAAAATTTAGATTAAAAGATATAAACCCTAAAACAAGTATGTTGACTTTTGTTCAAACAATTTTAGTTGAAAATAATTTTGTTGTTATGAACATACCTTCATATGTTAACTTTTATAATGTACAAGATGCTGTTAAAAATCCTGTTCCAAAACCAGAGGGGTCTCTTGATTTTGCGAACACGATGTTTGGTACGTTTTTAAATGTTGATTATAGAAATTCTTCAGCAAAAATGGTGTGTTTTTATGCGGGTAAACCAAGTGAACAACCTGATTTTCAAAACAATGCTAATGTAAGATTTAAAGGTGACTCTTTTGATTTAAGACGAGCAAGTGATAATCCATTAATTGAAGACCAAATCGGTAAAACCGATTGGGATAAATCAAATAAAGTTGTTGGGTTTAATGTTGATGTTGGACCACAAAGTCAATCAATTTTCCATGGATTCCAAATAGACCAAAGTGCGGGACAAGCTACCGCAGAATCTTTACAACAAACTGATGAGTTAGTTAAACAATCTTCAGGTAAAGTTGCTGGTACACAAAATATTTCATTATATAATTTATATAAAAATAGAAGTTATGCTTGTACTGTTTCTATGATGGGTAATGCGATGATTCAACCAACTATGTACTTCAATTTAAGACACGTTCCTATGTTCAGTGGTGCTTATATGATACAAGAAGTGAATCATAGTATTGGGCCGGGAACATTTGAAACGGTTTTCAAAGGAATAAGACAAGCGGTATCAAACTTACCTGAAATAGATAGTTACATTCAAACGTTAAAAACTAATTTATTGACTTCAATTATTGAAAAAAATAAACAAGACAAACAAGAGGTGATAAAAGAAAGTGCTACAAAAGGGGACAATGTTATTAGTGAAACTAATGATGCTGTTAAAGAAGCAACAAAGAAAGACGCGACTACTTCAAAAAATTCTTCAGAATGTAAACCAGTAAGTAATTATGAAAAATATAGTAAAGTTGACTCAACAACAACTAAATCTAAATATAAAGACGCTATTAGTACAATTATTACTCAAACCTCTGACCAAAAATTAAGATATTTAGTGTTTGCAACAATTTATTTAGGGTCATCAAATGGAACTGAATTGGAGACAAAAGAAAGCAATTATTCAGGTGTTAATTTATTACAAAATTGGGGTCAAACAGGTCTCTCTTATTTTAATCAACAATTTTATTGTAGTTCAACTGATGTACCATACGCAATTTTTTCAGATTTGTCTAAGCATGTTGAGTTTTTAATTGCAAGATTTAGTGGTAAAATTAGTTTATTACCTGATATAACCGCAAAAGAGATTGTTAAATTTTATACATTATATTTCTCAGCAAATCAAAAAAATATTGATGTATATAACAAATTGGTCCAAGATAATCCGAGTCAAGTAAGTCAGATGGAAACTAGTGTTCAACAATCAATTGACCTATTTAAAACTGGTAGTGGAAATCAAAGTGGTAGTTTACCACCTAGTACACCTCCAAAGGCTAATACGGATGCTGGGATTTTTGAAAATGCTAAAGCGTTTAGTACGGCTAGTATGCAAAATCTTCAGTATAGTAATGGTCTTCTTACAGGTAATTTTGTTCTTTACTATGAAGGTGAATTATTAACCCAAGATTATCCTGCTAAATTATATATTTTGGGTGGTATGGATAAAATTGAAATTTGTAGTTTTACAATAAAACCAACAACAAATAAAAATGTGGGTTCATTTGTTTCATCACCTAAAGTTATTGAACTTTTAGAGGCGGCTAGAAATGATGAGACGTATAGAATTACTTTTATAGTTAAAGCGAACGCTTTTCCAAATATTAGTTACGCATTCACGAGAGTTCTTTCACCAATAGATTGTCCTGATGAGGATTTTAAATATCGTCAAATAATTGATGTAGGTACGTGGGATTCTATTAAAAATGATATTTGTTGTAATTGTTATAGTGAACCTTATACTGGGACACAAATTATTTGGGACGGAAAACCGTGTTCAAAAAACGGGACAACATGTTAAATTAAGTTTTTTCAAAATAAAAGATATTTATAAATAAAAGATTATGGACACAAAATTAATATTAGACAACTATTTAGGTAAAAATACCAGAAGTACCGAAAAAGATTTGGGAGA